CTCTTATTGCCGGACCGCAGTTGAAGAAAGAGATCAGTGATTTTGCCCGTCAAGCAGGCGGAGCAGGATTTGCGTTCTCCGTAACTCAACCCGCAGAAAGCAAGAAGATCACGCTCACAGTGAACCTATATGAAGGTGATTTCGGAACCACGGCGATAGTACCCTCGGTTTTTTTAAACCGCACTTCCGGTAGTTCCACTATCGACGGTGACGCAGGACTTCTTATCGATCCTGAGTATGTTGCTATCCACACTCTTAAAGCTGAGTCCAACTCGGAACTTGAGAATCAGGGAGGTGGCCGCAGAGGTTTCTGTGATGTAATCGCGGGCCTCGCATGTCACATGCCTAAAGCCCACGGTTTCTTTAACTAATTCTAAATAATAAGGAGATTATTCAAATGTCAGAATTAAGTAATAATGAAGCAGGACGCGGGTTTACTCACATTTACACCGCAACCTTCGAAGACTTGCAAACGATTGGTAACGGCGGGCAGAAGACCCTCGCAACCATCCCCGCCGGGGGTGCTGTTGAGATGGTCGGAGTGTATGAAGCCGAAGCCTTCGCAGGCACAACTTCCCTCGTCATTGATGTGGGAACCACAGGCGGAGATCCCGATGAGTTCATCGACGCTCTTGATGTTGATGCAATGAGCGCTCCCGTGTTTAACACCGGAGACGCATTCACGGGCAGTCAATCCCAACCCGTTGGTGGAACCAACACCGCCACTTCCATTCTTTTGGAAGTCACTGATGCCGCAATCGCATCAGCAACGGCAGGAAAGATTGTTATCGGACTTCGCATTGTTGACCTCGGTCAATTTGCATAAGTCGTAATTTAGTTGTGGGTTAAGCCCCCTTCGGGGGGCGATCCCACACCTAACCACACAACAACTATGGCGGATATATTTTTACCGAAGTGGAAAGATCAGGGGAAAGGAAACGGTTCAAAGTTCATGGAGAACCTGGACCGTTACTTGCGTTACGAAGTGGACCTTGAGAAGCACGAAGCATCCATGCGTGAGCAAATGGCCCGCAAAGAAAACTCTGAGATGGGTTCTGCGCAGACCGATGGACTTGGACAACTCAAAGGTACAATCCCTGCTCGCGAATACTTTCGTTGGCATCAATCCGAGCGTGGATGTTGGGGGGATAAGAGCTTTGTAAAATCCTTCCTCCGCGACAATCCAAGCTTCAAAGCAAAGTCGATGGAAAAGAAAAGCTTTAGCGGACCAAGCTTCAAGACAGCATGAGGACTATTGGCGTAAATGAAATGGTCACAAACCTCACCTTGATGGTTGGGGTTGATTCATTTCTGACCGCTGAGACCAATGCTGCCATTCGCTCTTTTAATCGCTATGGCCGATTGGCATGGGAACGGGCAAGATGGCCTGACACCATTCGCCTGGAGCAAAAGATTCCTGATATTCAGGTTAGGAATGTAAATATTACAAGCGGGGGAAGCGGATACACCGGAACTCCATCCGCAGGATTTTCAGGCGGAGGTGGATCAGGAGCAGCCGCCACACTTACGAAGAACTCGGACAACGAGGTTAACGGAGCCGCAATCACTAATCACGGCACAGGATACACTTCCGCACCAACCGTTGCAATTACCGGAGGTTCAGGAAGCGGGGCAACCGCAGAAGCGACAATCATCGCAGTCCTTGAGTTGGGTAACACGATTGGCGAAATCCTTCGGGTCACTGAGCATGACCCTTACGAAACAGGGAACACAAGAGACCTTGCATTTCGTTTGGAATTTTCATCCACATCTACCTCGGACTACGGACAAGCAGTCCTAGTTGATCGCTCAAGTACAACGCCTGTCTATGTACTTTACCGCACACCATTCCCTGGGTATGCCGCAGGCGAGGAGTTCCCTTATGTATTCTCTGAGTATGCAGTGCTTGGGGCGTATGCGGATCACCTTTTGACCGATGGGCAGTTTGAGAAAGCGGGTCCAATCCAAGCACAGGCAGAATCGGTCATCTTGCAGGAACTAGACAAGCTTGAGCGCCAATCTATGCAATCAAGTAACTTACAATTTATCACTTACGGAACTACATCACCAACAGGAATATAATATTATGTCATCAGAATATAGAGGTTTAGGACTTAACGGAGGACAGTACATCAATGGAACGGGAGCCGTCACCGGAGACTTTTTTGCGATTCAAGCGACTGAGGATACCGTTCTTGCCGCGCAATCTTCAAACATAACAAACTTGGCAAACATTTGCACCGGAGTAGACGGAACGACACTTTCTGCCGGAACCGTAATATACGGAAGATTTACTAGCATCACGCTCACTAGCGGTGCGGTGATTGCGTATAATGTCTAATTCGGTCATATCCCTCGGCCTCGGACTCGGAGGCGGAAAGGCGGCTACATCAAACGGTCGTCTTGCGGGTGGTAGCCCATGGAACGGCAACCAATATAGCGTCAGCTTTGATGGCTCAGATGATTATGTAGACACAGGCAACAAGTTCGATTTCATACAACAGACATTGAATTTTACTATCTCTGCTTGGGTAAAATTTGAAGATTATAGTGATGCAAGGAATCAATACATCCTTCACACTACTGATTCAGGGAGTCGTATCGGGTTGATGCTGTGGTTTGATAATAGGTACGGTCAAAATTATCTAAGATCAAGGCTCATGGCTTCAGGGAGTTCTTATGCACAATTTATGAATGCTATTTCGGATAATAATTGGCATCATGTGGCCGTGACTTGCAGTCAAGGAGGTTCAATAAGACTTTATGTAGATGGTTCGGAGTTAAATTCTAGTACAGCACCAAATACTACTACTGCCACCGCTATGCACAATTTCATTATCGGCGGTGCTTTAAACACTAGCGGGCAACCGGTTGGTTCGTTTGGAGGAAATTTGGACGAAGTCGCAATATTTAACAGCGAACTTTCAGCATCTAATGTAACCGCCATCTATAATAGCGGATTGCCGGATGACATATCATCACTAAGTCCCGTAGGATGGTGGAGAAACGGAGATAATGACTCAGGAAGCGGAACTACTATAACAGACCAAGGAAGCGGAGGAAACAACGGCACTCTAACAAACGGCCCAACCTTCTCAACTAGCGTACCATCGTGAGCAAAACCTACTGCATAATTGATTCGGGCGATGTATCGAGCATCGACTTTGACCAAGTGTTTGAGACTTCGGAAAACACTTTAAGGTACAATAATGAGGGTTCCCAAACTTTTGTAAAATACGAGGGTAATAAACCTAAATTTCTATACGGGAAAGAGACTTACACCCACTCGCAAATCCTTGAAATCTTAGCGGGTGAGGATTGGACGGAACCAATGGAATGATTTATCTCCTCCCATTGCTTTTTTTTCTTTCAGCCGGATGCTCTCTTCGTTCGACCTATCCAACCCTCGGAGCTATTGCCGGAGGAGGTGCATTAAGTTTTGCGGGACCGGGCGGTGCGGCACTCGGTGCGGGCATAGGGGCGGTAAGTGGAGAAGCGCTTAAAAATGCAGATGCCTTGATCGAGGCCGAGGAAACGATTGAGGCTTTATCGCATGGAGATGTAACGGCCTTGGTAGCACAGGGAATGGCCGAGCATAAAAGCGGGATGCAGGGATTCATGGATACCGTCAAGCAGTGGTTGATGTACGCGGCAATCCTTCTTGGTGCTTACCTGGGCATACCAATTTTTGTAGCCAAACGAACCGCACGATCCTGCTCCAAATCTGAATTTGCCAAGCAATCAACCCGTCCACCATTTCCTGTCAAACCGCCACCTAGATGAAAAACTTTTTACTACTCAAAGATAAATTTCACGCTCTAAACAAAAAAGATAAAATGCTCACAGTTCTTGGATGCCTGGTCATTGCGATCATTGTAATCGAGTTCGTTTTTTAATTATGGACCGCGTAACATTAGCAGGGTTTGGGGGAACGCTCGCAACGGTCAGCGGATCTTTCCATGAAGTTATCGGGATTGTGGCGGGAGCCATGACGGTAATTTATATGGCCATCAAGATTTTCCAAGAGATCAAGAAGAAGTAATGCCACGCTACACTCCAAATGGTCCGCTGGACGATCCTATCTTAGTAGACGGGGATCGCGGATTTCGTGGTATCGATTCATACCTTGAGAACACATCCTTGCAGGGTGGGTTTGTGGAGACTAGTGAGAATATGCGTCTCACCGGAGACTTGGCGGAGACCCGCAAAGGTATTGATTTTTTGTCAGGAGGTCTGACCCTCAGTTACAATGGTTCAGATGAGCGAGTGTTTTGTAGCACGGGCTTCTCAGACCCGGCTAGTGGCACGGAGTTCGTCGTAGTTGCGACCAAGACAAAAGCAATCATTTGGAACGATGCAAACAACTCAGGTATCGCAATTGATTACCCCGGTGGTGAGGTAGTCGCAGATGCGGATGGAGCATCCTTCGTACAGTCCTTAGAGAAACTAATTCTATTCCGTGGTAAAGATAAAACTCCACTTGAATGGGATGGAGACTTTGCATCGCCGTCTGACTTCGTGGTCAAAGCGAATGCAAGCCCAGGAGGCGGAAACATCCAATGCCCAAATACGGACTTTGGTTTATTCTTTCGTAACCGCTTAATTGTTCCACAACCCACAGATTCGAACTACACGGTCCTAATGAGTAACTTACTCAATACGGATGTGTACACCACCGCAGACGCACAGTTCAGAATCAATAAGGGAAGTGCGGATAAGCTCGTAGGATTCTTTCCCTATCAGGAAGATCAGTTGATCGTGTTCATGCGTAACTCGATCCACATGATTAACAACATCGCTACCGTGAGCGCGGCAAACACTTACGAGATCACCCGTCAGCATGGATGTGTAGCTCGCAAGTCTATCGCACAGAGCGGACCCCAAACTTTCTTCCTGTCAGATAATGGGGTCATTGTACTGTCACCTGGTACGGACCCTGCCAAAGGACTCGGAGTCGCAATTTCGAAAGTAAGCGGAGAAACCATACCGATGACCCGCCCAATACAGGATCAGTTCGATGAGGTAAACTTCGCACATGCGGACAAGTCCTGCGGAGTGGTGCATGATAACAAGTATTACCTTGCTGTACCCACGGGCAGTTCAACCGTTCCCAACGCAATCTTTGTTTACGATTTGCTTTCCTCCACATGGATAAGCGTGGATAGTTACCCCGCAATGTCAGGAAGCTTGGCATTCCATGTGGATGATTGGGTTATCTGCTCACACGGGAGCAACCCGACTAGACGCAGACTCTTTGCTTGCAATGACACCGGGTTCTACCTGATGGAGGAAAACCAAATTGACGATTCCGGTCGCAAGATTGGATCAACCGCAGAGTCAGGCACAACCGCAATCGCGGGTAAGCTAAAGACGAGATCCTTCACCTTTGATAGTGTCGATGTCAAGCGTTGGAGACGAGGACAAGTCGGAGTCAATACTGTGGCATCTGATGCGTTCACCGTAAA